GCTTAGCCTCATCCTATACAAGAAGGGTGGCTGGAAGTCCGTTAGGACAGCCGGTTTGACCGGTGCCGAACTGCTAGCCGTCTCCCGTGTGTTGGATCTTTTGACGAAGAGAACCCACACCGCAGGCGAAAAAAGAGTTTATAGGACTGTTCTTAGCGTAGGCGGAACAGCTCCCTATAGAGATGTGGAAACCTATTTGGCGGCTTGTCGTCAAGTATTTGGCCGGGTGGTAACCGGTTCCGAAGCGGGACAGTTGCTCGAAAAGGGTCGGTTGTACGCTTTGGGTCGGTAAGTCGGTTTGTCGTCGTGAAAGTTTCTATAACCCACTTTAGGTGGAAAAGGATCCCCTGCCATGCGTGAACGCTCTACTTGGAATCGAACCCAAATCATGAAGTCGGCTGCCATCTCAAAGAAGGCGGACCCCTACACCATGAACCAAGATCACCCACAACCGGCGGCTGACAAGTACGTGACTGGCGACCCCAGCACGTTTGCTGAAGACGTGCATACGCCGAATACTTTGGAGTCCGAGTACAGCGGTGATGCGGTCAAGCGCGATGCTATCGGGATGCCCGAAATGCGCTCTGACACCTTCAACCATTCGGAGAAGACGGCTTCGGATCTTCTTCTGAAGAAGGCTGACCTTGCCATTGCTACGGCACGCTTGATGCTGGCTGGTAAACGGACAGCAAGTGAGTCGGTGGTGGAGGATCAAGCGGTTGCTCTTATGAGTGTCCCGGATCGTGAACTCATCGCCTCGTATCGTCGTTTGGCCGGTGATGACGACGCTCAAGATGACGCCGATGATGAAGAGCAGCAGAAGCAAGCTCAGGATCAGGACGACGATCAGTCTCAGGATCAAGAGCAGAAGAAGCAAGCTCAGGACGACGATCAGGTTCAGGATCAAGGGCAGCAGCAGAAGCAAGCCAAGCGTCGGGCTTCGTGGAAGAAGGCCCAACAGGATCAAATGGCTGAGCAAATTCAGCAAATGATTCAGTCCGGTGATCTTCAGCAGGCGCAAGAGCAGCTGCAACAGTTGCAACAACTGCAACAGCAGGGCCAGCAACAGCTCCAGCAACAGGGTCAAGGTCAACAGCCGCAACAACAGGGTCAAGGCCAACCACAACAGCGGGCTCAAGGTCAACAGCCCCAGCAGCAGGGTCAAGGCCAACCACAACAGCGGGCTCAAGGTCAACAGCCGCAACAGCAGGGTCAAGGTCAACAGCCGCAACAACAGCAGCAGAGTGATGAGCAGGTCTTGGACCAGATGCTCGCTCAAGATGACCAGATTATTGATGATGGTGGGATCCAGATGGACCAATCTCAGATGGATGTCGGGATGGACGACTTGGGGCCGGAGGATGACGTTCTTCGCACCCTGTTTGCTCAGGACGACGACCAACAAGCTCAAGACCAAGACCAAGTGCAACAGAAGCAAGCACGGACCGCTAGCACCCGTACCGTTGGGACTCGTCCCACGGCAGGTGTGTCCAAGATTGGTGGGACAGGCAGTTCCACAGGCGGCACGGTGATCGACAACCTTTCTAGTCTGTGGCAGTCGGCTCCGGACGTGAGGGATGCGTTCGGCATCAAGTAATGTTCTCAACCGGTAGCCTCGAAAGGGGTTACCGGTTGCATAAATCGGATCGAATGTGAATCACCCAGTTAAACGCCCGTGAAGGAAAAGTCAAAAATATGACTACTTTTGCCATCGGCGGTCAAAGCTCGGGTGATTTCAGAGAGACCTCGGCTCGTGTGCAACTCCTCCACGTCGTTACCCGCAATTCTGTGGGAATTCTGACGGCGGATGCGTTCACACAGGCGAATCCTCCTGTAGTCACCGCTGCTAACACCGTCTCAACCACGCTAGCGAGCATTACCAAGAAAGGTGTTCTTGGAGGCTCAATCGCGTTCACTCGCCCGGATGTCGGAAACGGCTTTCAGGGTGGACCCGTCAAGCCAGGTGGTGCCTACGCCGTAGGTTACCTGCCTCTTGGTATCTTCATCAATGATTCTCTTGGCAACGCCTTCGAGAACACACCGGGTGTTGCATCCGGTCGTGGCGCATATGTCTGCGGAAGCGGCTCATGCGTCGGTGTTTCGATTTACGAAACCAAGTTTCTCATCAGTGGAACGCCGGGTAACCCGACGACGTATGCGGTTGGTGACAAGTTGTACGCTTCGGCGAACGGCCTGCTCACTAACATTCTCGCGGATGCCTACGAGTACAACGTGCCAGCTCAGAACGACATCAAGTTCGTGACGCTGCTCGGTGTGGTCAAGGTTGCTCCAGACGCCAACTCGTCGCTCCTTGTGCTCGACCTGCGGGCCTGAGCCTGAAGAAAAAAAGGAGCAAGAGAAAAGCTATGGGACAAGTATCCAACGAAGTGAAGCAACAAGTCATCAGCGAGTACATCAAGACCGCCGCCGGTCGTGCGAAGCTCGCTGCATCGATGATCCAACCGCTGCGTCTCCGCCGCGACTATTCGTCCGTGGGTCGCAAGACCTTCTTGGTCGAGCAGCTCCCGGATGGTGCGTTGCCGATCTATGACAAGGATCCGGATGTGACCGCGTTCGTGGTGGGTGAAGAGGGTGAAAACATCCTTGCCATCCAGAAGCCACGTCGCGTGATCTTCCCCTTGTTCGAGATCGCCTCGAACCCGGAGATTCCGCTTACCCAGATCAAGGAGCGTCGTTTCGATCTGATCGAGCGTGCTCAAGATCTGGCGAAGGCGCAGATCCAGGCAGCAGAGGACGAGCGTGTGTTCGCGATCCTTGACAGCATCGCTGTCTCGGGCTTCGACACGCTGCCCGGCCAAACCAACCCGGACGTTCCGGTTGTGGCCCCGGTTAGCCCGGCGGTCCTTGCCGATGCGTTTGCAGAGATCGAGCGTCACGACCTTCGTGTCGCCCGCATCTACATGAACGCTGTGGACTACGCGGACATCCGCAAGTTCGGTCGTGACATCTTGGACATTGAGAGTCAGGCCACCCTGCTCAAGACCGGCCTCCAAGCCGTTCTGTGGGGTGCTCAGATCATCACGTCCAGGCTCGTTCCGGCTGGCTTCGCGTATGTTTGCTGCGAGCCAGAGCAATTTGGACGTATTCCCGTTCGTACAGAAATTACCGTTTTGAGTGCTGATGATCCAAAAGCAAGAACGATAGGATTTTCTTGCTTCGAGAACTTGGGTATCGGTGCCTTCAATCCGCGTGGTCTAACTCGCGTGGTTATCACGCGAGTGTGACAAATAGCTGAGTAAAATCAGCGTACTACCTGAGGCCAGTCCGGATATCCCGGACTGGCCTCAGACGTTTTAGTAACCCGTGCTGGTAATTCTCGAAATAGTTGGACCTCTTGTGTTACCATGGTAAGCATGGGTCGAGACAAGTCCTGCCACTATCGGTATTGCGGTAAACCGTTCGTAGACATCTCCCGACAAAACTCTAGTAAGTATTGTTGCCCGGAGCACGCTAGACGTGAGAAAATATTTCGATTAGGTAAAGCCAAAGATGAGAGTTACTTCAGAACTCCAGATGTGGGGCTACGTACTTGCAACACTTGCGGGAACAAGTTCCAGCGCGAAGAAGGTGTGAAGGTTATCCGATGCACCGCTTGTAGGGAGGCCACAAGGCACAAAGCTTGTAGGAAGTGCAATTTGGTGTTTGAGGATCTCTCTAAAAAGAACACTAGACGCTTTTGTGACGTTTGCTCTGTCACGTTAGTACCTCGTGCATCAGTATCCTCTAGGTTAGAAGAACGCAGAAGAGGTCGAGATCACAGTGGTCGTGGCGGTAGGGTAGATCGTTTTGAGACGCTACGTCCTTATACTCAAACATGGTGGGGTAAGGTTGGGGAGTTGCTGTTCTTGCATCTCTACCCAGATGCAAGCGACGCCACTGTTGAGTATGGGAACACCGTTTCTTTCGACGCACAACATAGGACCCTCGGTAAAGTAAGTGTCAAGACGGCTAAGCAGAAGGCGACGCCATCGTGGTTCTTTCAACTTACACCGGGTAGTGATACTTCGTTCTTGGTAGGTTTTTCAAGAGACCAGACTCGTGTTGAACTGGTGTGGTTGATCCCATCGAGGGTTCTTCCACAAAGGCTCAAGGTGATGACTCCTAGTAGTAGAGAGTACACCGAGAATCGCTACGAGTTGGACTCCGCTAACTTGGCTTTGGTTGATCGTAAATTTCAAGCCTTGTTACTCTCCTCAAAATCTTGGGGAGAAGGTGCAATCAGATCAAGCGCGGAGCCAAGGGTAGAGTATGAACGCATGATACTTGGGAACCTTGGTGAGGCCGTGTATGCTAAGTTATACCCAGATTCCAAGCATGTGGCCAAGGATGACCCTTTAGCACAATGGGATTTCGAGGACGCTAATGG